GGGGATAAGGAATCCCGAGTATTCATAGGGATTGAGAGATACTAAGGAAAAGCGTTACCCACAAGTTACCCACAGCACTTAATTGTTAATGGCCCATTCAAAATCGTCGGCAATTGTTAGCTGGCGATTTTGGGTAACGTGGAGATAAATAAGTGTCGTGGTCTTTGAATTACCTTTATGTCCTATTCTTGCTTGGATCTCTGGGAGGCTTACTTTTGGATTGGATGCCAGCAAGGAGACGTGAGTATGTCTTAGACTATGAGGTGTGAGGCTGGTCGGCAGATCAGCTTCTTTTAGTACGCGACGCATCATCTTAGGTATTGTGGTGATTGGGATCGGATATCCTGGATACTCGCTACTCCAAAAAACAAAGTTATCATTTGGATTAAACTCTTTTGCGGATAGTTTCTCCGTTCGTTGCCAGCTTCTTAAAACTTCAAGGGCTTTGGCAACGGTATCCCCGAAACTTACCAATCGCTCGCTCTGATCATTCTTGGGCGGTCCGAATGAGTATTCTCGGACGTTGTCTCCTTCAAGCTGCTTGTTAATATCGATGGTACGGTTTCGGAGGTCAATATCCTCCCACTGCAAACCCGCCGCTTCACTTATTCTTAATCCGGTATACGCTAATACCAGAAATAAGGCCCAGTGATTTGGTGTGAGCATAAAACGAGCAACCTCTAAAAACTTTTTCAGCTCATCCTTCTCCAAAAATTTAGGCAGCACTTGTCTCTTCTCGCCTATTTTTCTTGCCTTTTGTTTTTCCTTCGGGATCACAGCGTAAGCAGTTGGATCATCAGTGATTAATCCATTGCGCTTAGCATGAGAGAACATTAAGCTTGCTGTGGTGTGAATAGTGATGATAGTATTGCGTTTTCTGCCTAATTCTTTTAAGGTATACAAAAAATGCTGATATTCATTCAATGTTACTTCCCGAAGCATGAATGCCCCGAAATGTTCCAGGATAACGTTCAATCCAAACTCTCTATTCTTTATTGTGTTTTTTCTCGGTTCCCTCTCAAGAACATATTCTTTTAACCACACTTTGCTCCAGGCTTTGACCGTCAAGTTTGCCTCATACTTCAATTCCTTTTTAATTTTTTTGGCTTGAATCAAAATACCAAAATCAACAGCTTCCTGAATCGTATCAAAACGAGGGGACTCCATTTGTTTGCTTGACTTCTGCTCTACTCCATCTACGATCTTTGTAGTAGGAACACGATAACGATACGTATATTTTCCATCTCGTTCCCTGACGTTTGGTGGCAATTCACTATTTCTCTTTTTTGGCATATTCATCTCTCCTTTCCGAACGCATGTTCTATTTATGGGTATATTTAAACGGCCTTGCGGCCGGAAAGCGCAAATACTAGGTAATCACTTCAATAACATGAAGTGGATCAAGAAAAATTATAAAGTTTTCATATGTTGCAAAGAGACCAAACTTATCTCGATATCGATCAATAGCAGCTTGAAGGAATTCCTCTGTTACTCCCAAATATTCGGCTATCTCATACCGGCCGTTAACTTTAGCGTAGTAGGCTTGTACAATTGCCGATAAAGGGACGAGCCGTTCATAGGCCCACTGCCTGGCGCGGAGTTCTTGTTTGCGATTGCGAATATCAGTCTGATCAAGGATATTACCGACAGACGTATGGTGGTGTCCTAATTCCTCAGCCAATATACAGGCTTTTTCAACACGGTCTCTTAAGAACTTGTTTATTGCTATCGTACTATCTTTATACAGTCCTTTAATTTTCCCACAAAAGGGCATTTCAAAGACTTCGATCCCGTTTGCCTGGGCTTCTGTTTGTAACATGTCGTATAACACCTACGTCACCCCTTGTTGCGCTGTTTTCTCCTCATTCTGACGAATTCTTTGAACTGCTCAATTTCCTCTAATTCTTCTTTTGTCCAGTCTTCACCATCATGATGGGCGGCGATGGTTTCAGTTTCGATTTCTTGCCTATATCTGCTTTCTAGTCCTTTAATTAAATCAATTCCATCTTGTCGAGCACGTAATATGATTTCATTCTCTATGCAGCGTTGCACAAAGGTTGAAAATGAGGCTCCTTTAGAAGGATCATAATATTCATAAGCACGCTTCAACCCATCTAATCCATAAGTTATTGCTTGCTCTTCGTTAATTAGTCCCTCGTACTTAATAATAGTTCTAAACAGATATTTCAAAGCATCTTCAAAATCGCTCGATGATTTTATTGTGTCATCCAGAAATTCGGACTGCATTCTGATTTTGTCCAAATGAGTTAACTTTCCAAAGAGCAAATAATCCGTTGAAGCACCTAAGATGGATGAAATTTGACTGAGTTTTTCACTTGGCGGCATGCTTTTATCGCGCTCATAACTTGAAAAGTTGGCCTCGGTCATGCCAAGTTTTTCAGCCATTTGTGACTGTGTATAGCCTCTTTTGAGGCGGAACTCTTTAATTCTTTTTCCAAGGGTTGACAAATAAAACACCCCACAAATTATATTTTATAAAAAAGGTGTTGCTCAAATTAAATTTGAGTGATATTATAGGTGTACGACAAGGAGGTGAAGCTAGGAATGGGAAATGTAACCACTAATCCACGTCAACGTCTTAAAGAACTGCGCGAACTAAAAGGCACTCAAAGACATGTGGCTCAAGAGCTAGGAATTACTGAGACCCATTTAAGGGAGTTGGAAAATGGTAGATCAGTACCTGGTACTCGATTATTGAAGCGTATAGAACATTATTTTGGGGCACCAGATGAAGAGCTATTTCCTGATCTCCATGAACCTTCATTCTATCTGTAACTCAAATTTAACTTAACCTGACAAGTTGAATTATATACCAATATTTGAGTTTCCGCAAGTATAATTTGTGGTTCTATTTAATCATGTCTTAAAGTCAAATTTAATTTGAGTCAAGGAGGCGAGTTGTAAATGGCTGATATGATCTCGACGATGACGGTTCTAAATAATACAGATCAAATGGCAGAAGCTGAAAAGCTCAAGCCGACACTCGATGTTTTAGATGCGGCTGCCTACCTCAACCTCAGTAAATACACCGTCATTAACCGCATCAAGGAAGGAAAACTGAAAGCCTACAAAGAGGGAATTCGTTGGAGAATTAAGCGCAATTGGCTGCTTGAGTATCAAGAGAACATTTCTTCTGGAGGATTTAAAAGGAATCCGTGAGAAAGGCGGAGTGTCATGTTCGGCATCCATTCAGTGCATCGAAGGCTGGCGGAGTTAACCGAGAAAGCAGATCGGTTGGGCGGCTTTAATAAGCTCGCTGAAGCAGAACAAAAGGAAATTACCCACTGCCTGATAGTAAACGCCAAAATCACTCGAGAAGTTGACGAGCTTTTACAGCTATCCTTTATCGCTTATCAAGCAAATGACACGGATTGGCAGATGGAGATCTGCCGGCGCCTGGATCAACTCAGACCAAAGTTTACTTAGCTGGGAAGGAGGAATGTGAGATGAGCAAAGTAACAGACCTGATGGCCGATGAGGTTATCGACTACTGCGCTAACGAGGAATGCGGCGGTGAGATACGCTTTGGCCAGCCGGCATGGAAAATTGATTTTGAGCTCGTATGCTCGAGCAGCTGCTTACTCAAAAAGCTTGGCGTTGTAACAGTCATCGCTGGAAAGGAGGTGAAGCAGGAAAGTGAACAAGAGATTGCGGATCCACAGCTGTAAAAATCTCATGGAGTTGATCGAGACGACAAAGTCCTCACAGCTTCGGGAGATCTACCGCCGGCAATACATTAGCTTGGCATCAAGGCTACAAAAGAAAAATGCAGCTTGAACGGGGTAGGAGCCGTCAAACTGCAAAACAATCAGCATATTAAGGCCAGTTTAACACTGGTCGGAAGGAGATTGCAATATGAAAGCTACTGGAATCGTTCGTAATCTCGATTCCCTCGGCCGTATCGTCATTCCGATGGAGCTGCGCCGGACACTTGGAATCACCGAAGGGGATCCGATCGAAATCTACACTGACGGTGACTCGATCATCCTTAAGAGATATGTTCAAGGCTGTTTTATTTGTCCTGAGTCAGATCCGTCCAAATTACAAAGTTTTCATTCAAAGCTGATCTGCGAGGATTGCATTAAATCAATCGTCGATAACTTCGACAAGCTGGTCAAACCAATTAATTCTTAGGAGGACTCATACATGCCTGTACAAATCACGATCAACGGCGAGAACGCCGCTCAAGCAATAGAGGAATTTGCTACGCTGTCCGCTGCTTTTGGCGGGTCAGCTGCCCCAGCTCCTGCCGCCCAGGAAGTAACCAAGCAGCGCCCTTCGCGCAAATCCAGTGAGGTAAAGAAGGACCAGCCGAAAGAGGAGCCTGAGAAGGATCCGGTTCAGAATGAAGCCGATCCAGATGACTTCGACGAGGATGTGGAAATTCCAAGTGTGGTTGATCTTCGGGCAAAAGCCCAGGAAGTCGGAAAGGATCCGAAGAAAAAGCCGGCCATTAAGAAGCTGCTTGAAGAATTTGATTGCAAAGCGGTCTCCGATGTCCCAGAAGAGAAACGGATTGCCTTCATGGCTGCGCTGGAGGAGCTATGACCCAGCCGGCACATGCAGAGCGAGCCCACGCGCTGCTGGGGGCGTCGAAGGCGGATCAGTGGATAAACTGTCCGCCCAGCGCCCGACTCCAGGAGAGCGTGCCGGATAAGCGCTCAGAGTTTGCCGACGAGGGGACCGCGGCGCATGAACTGTCTGAGCTCATTTTGCGCCGGCGGCTTACGCCTTGCAATGCGGCTGAACGCAAACGGCTCGATAAGGCGATCGCCGACTTCAAGAGCAGCAACCAATATTACGGGCCAGAAATGGAAGACGCCGTTGCGGCCTATGTTGAAGTGGTAGAGGAACGTTTCATGGCTGCCAAGGCCCGATCTTCTGATGCGGTTATTCTGTTGGAGGAGCGATTGGACTTCTCGGAATGGGTGCCTGATGGTTACGGCACGGGTGACATTGTTCTGATCTCGGACGGCGTCCTTGAGGTTATTGACTTGAAATACGGCAAGGGCGTACCGGTTAGTGCGATCGGAAACCCTCAGCTTCGATTATACGGACTCGGAGCCTGGTCGAATTGGAATTACCTTTACTCGATCCATGAGGTCAGCATGACGATCGTCCAGCCGCGCCTGGATAGCGTCAGCACCGATACGCTGCCGCTTGGAGAACTCCTGGAATGGGCGGAGACAATCGTCAAGCCTGCGGCCGCCTTGGCCGATGCTGGCGAAGGTGACTACAAGGCAGGCAGCCATTGCCGATGGTGCAAGGTGAAGGGGAACTGCCGGGCTCGCGCTGAGGAGAACATGAAAGCCTTAGCTTATGAGTTCCAGGATCCGGCGTTGCTAAGCCTGGATGAGATCAGTTCGGTTCTGGTGGTGGCTGAGCAGCTGAAGGCCTGGGCGAAGGATGTTGAGGATTACGCCTTCGAACAGGCGAAAGCTGGCGTGAAGATCCCATCCTGGAAGCTCGTGGAGGGTCGTAGTAACCGGTCGATCACAGATAAGGACGCCGCGAAGGCTGCGTTGGAGGCCGCTGAGATCGATCCTGATAAGTACCTCAAACCCCAAGAGTTATTCGGTATCGGCGATCTGGAGAAGAAGATTGGCAAAAAGGAGCTTGCTTCCTTGCTGGACGGTCTGATCGTCAAGCCACCGGGTAAACCGGTTCTTGTTCCGGAAACCGACAAGCGGCCCGAGCTGAATAGTGTGGATCAGGACTTTGCGGGTGAAGAATTTGAGGTGTAGTCATGGGCGATATTGCTGATTACCAGATAGACCGAATGACCTCTGGTGCATGGCCGGTTGGGAAAATTAAATCAAATAAAAGGAGAAATGAACATATGGCAATCGATAATCAAACTACGAAACTGGTAACTGGAAAGGTCCGTCTTAGCTACGTGAAAGTATGGGAAGCGGAAGCCGACGATAACGGGAATCTGTGGTACAGCACGGCAATTCTGATCCCAAAAGAAGATAAGACAACACTGGCTAAGTACAAGGCAATCATTGAGACCCTTAAAGAGCAGGCCAAAGCCAAGTATGGCGGAAAGCTTCCGAAAGACTTTCATACGCCGCTGCGTGACGGTGATGACGAGGCAGATGAGAAGGGAGAAGCTTACGAAGGACATTATTTCTTCAATGCTAAAAGCAAAAACAAGCCTGGGATCGCCAAACCGGTCGGTAAGGATGGGAGTGGTAAAACTAAATTTCAGGAGATCACTGACTCAACGGAGGTTTACTCCGGGTGCTATGCAAAAGTTTCTGTCAATTTCTATCTCTTTGACGCCAAGGGGAATAAAGGGATCGCAGCCGGTCTGAACAACATTGTTAAAGTCCAGGACGGTGAATTCTTGGGCGGCCGCAGCAGTTTGAATGATGATTTTGCCGACGAGGATTTCGACGATGTAGTGGATATTAGCGACGACGATGACGATTTCTTGAACTAATCATTTTACTTCTTTGGGAGGGGCTTGGATAACAGGCCCTTTTTATAACCGCAAATACTCTCGATGGTGGGAAAGTGATATGAAACTACTGCAGATTGACCTTGAAACATACAGCAGTGTAGACATAAAAAAATCGGGCGTCTATCCCTACGTTGAAGCTCCTGACTTTGAAATTCTCTTATTTGCCTACGCTTGGGACGATGAACCAGTTACGGTGATCGACTTTACGGATTTCGAAGAACTGCCTGGCGATGTGCTGAAAGCCCTCACCGATCCAAGGATTATCAAGACGGCCTTTAATGCCAACTTCGAACGGACAGCTTTGGCTAAGCATCTAGGCGTGCCGATGCCTCCGGAGCAATGGCACTGCTCAAGCGTTCACGCCCTTACCATGGGGCTTCCTGGGGACCTGGACGGCGTGGCGAAGGTCCTGAAGGTTGACCAGCAGAAGGACAGTGCCGGGAAGGCACTGATCAAATACTTCTCTACGCCTTGTAAGCCTACAAAGGCAAACGGAGGGAGGACTCGTAACCTTCCCTATCATGACCCGGTGAAGTGGCAGCAATACAAGGAGTATAACCAGCAAGACGTAGAGGCAGAGCGAGCGGTTCGCAAAGCGATCGAAAAATACGAGATTTCGGAATTTGAACATCGGCTTTGGGCTTTGGACCAGAAGATCAATGATAACGGGATATGCCTTCATCCGGATTTGCCGGCACGGGCCATTGAATGCGATAACGCCTTTAAGGAGAGGACGATCGAGGAGGCCAAGGAGCTCACGGGTTTGGATAATCCGAATAGTCCGGCGCAGCTGAAAGCCTGGCTGGAGGAAGAGGAAGGGATCCAGATCGATGGCCTGACCAAAGACACGATTCCGACCTTGATCAAGGAAGTTAAAAGCGATCGAGCCCGTGCCATGCTCAAGCTACGGCAGCAGTTGGCCAAGACCTCAGTAAAAAAGTACGAAGCAATGGAGCGTGCTCGCTGCCAGGACGGCCGCGTTAGGGGGCTACTTCAATTCTACGGAGCAAACCGGACGGGGCGCTGGGCTGGCCGACTGGTGCAGGTGCAGAACCTTCCGCAGAACAAGATCCCTGATTTGGAGCTTGCTAGGGACCTTCTGCTGTCCGGTGACTATGAGCTGCTGGAAATGCTGTTTGGGGCACCGCCGTTCGTTTTGTCTCAGCTGATCCGAACGGCCTTCATTCCTTCGCCTGGATCCCGATTCATTATAGCGGACTTCTCAGCGATCGAAGCCCGGGTAATAGCCTGGCTTGCCGGTGAGAACTGGCGGCTTGAGGTATTCAAGACTCACGGCAAGATCTACGAAGCCTCTGCGGCGCAGATGTTTAATCTTTCCCTCGAGGAGATCACGAAGGAGCTGCGGCAAAAAGGGAAGATCGCGGAGCTCGCCCTTGGTTACGGCGGCGCTGTAGGCGCACTGGAACAGATGGGGGCTCTCAAGATGGGGCTATCCCAAGACGAGCTCCCGCCACTCGTGAAGACTTGGCGCGCAGCGAATCCAAAGATTACGAAGCTATGGTGGGATGTAGACCGGGCAGCCATGACGGCCGTCGAGGAACGTCGACCGGTAAAGCTACAGTATGGCCTATCGTTCTACTGTGAAGGCGGCTATCTGTTTATCCGGCTGCCATCCGGACGGCGTTTGTCCTACGTAAATCCAAGGATCGTAGACGGAAAATTCGATAAGCCAGCGCTAGTGTATGACGGCGTGGACCAGACGAAAAAAACCTGGGGGAGAATCGATACCTACGGCCCGAAGCTTGTGGAGAACATTGTCCAGGCGATCAGCCGGGATTGCTTGGCAGTCAGCATGCTCCGTTTGGATGCTGCCGGGTTCCGGATCCGGATGCACGTCCACGATGAGGTAATCGTGGATGAGTCGAAAGAATTTGATTCCCTGCAGGAGATTACGCAGATTATGGGACAGCCGATTGATTGGGCGCCGGGGCTTCCGCTCCGAGCCGAAGCGTTCGAGGCGGATTTTTATAAAAAGGATTGATGGGGTGATCAAGTGGCGCCGAGAGTAGGCGAGAAATATAGCACATCAATACCAAAGCGAGAAAACGAACTTAAGTCCTTGGGACACGGTGAGGTTATCCGGTACCAACTATCAGAAGAGGAATTAGCAAAGTATCGAGCATTGCCGGTACCTGATAAAAAAGGAAAATTACCAGTCGGTGTCATGATTTCTAAAACGGATTCGGAACAGCGACGCCGGACTAAAATGCGATATTCAAAGGAGACGATTGCTATGCCTGCAGTAAAGGACGGCCCGGGAAGTGGGCTCACGAAAGAAATTCTGATCGAGGAAGTCGCAAAGGGTGAAACACTGTCAAGTATCGAAAAGGCCTGGGGCCTCAAATATAACAGCATCCATTATTGGGTGAAGAAGTGGGACCTTAAGGGAATCACTCAGGCAAAGGCCCAGGATATGTTGTCGGAGTCGAAGCCGCCTGTCATCAGAGAGAAGGATATGCAACAAAACGACGCCGTTAAGGCAGAAGTCTACCAACAAACCACGGAAATGCTCAAGAAAGAGAAAAGCGCTCTTGAAGAGGATTTGACCAAGGTTCGTTCGGAGCTGGAACAAGCAGTGAGCAAAATTTACGATCTCAAGCGGCAGCTGTCACTGTCTCGGGAGGCAAACTGCGATCTCAAAGACAAATATGATCTGTTGCTTCAAGAACACGAGGAATACAAACGCACCTTGGAGGAGCTAAAGGGATCGCCAGCAGTCCCAGAGCCCTCCGACCCGGTTAACCATCCCCTACACTATACTCGCGGTGATATTGAGTGCATTGATGCGATAGAGGCTGCGACGGCTGGGTTATCCGGTCGGGAAGCGTACAGCACTGGAGCTGCTATCAAGTACCTTTGGCGCTGGAAGTACAAGAACGGCCGGGAGGACCTGCAGAAGGCGGCATGGTATGTTAACCGGCTAATTGGTGAGTGACTATGTTTGATCCTTATTCTCAAGGTATCCCGTGGGAGTTCATTTACGACGATAACGGTGAGCTGATCGGCGAGGTCTATCTGACCTTGCCGGATCCGCCGCCAAGAAAACGAAAGCACAAACGTTTTGAGGAGTGAAGCGCCATGAAATGGGAAGCTTTTGAATGCGACGATTGCAAACAGCGGTTTGCGCTTGAGCAGAAAAAGGACGATGAGATCGAAGAGCCTTTGTGCCCGGGCTGTGGCGGTTATTATTGCGGGCCGGTTGAAGTAGAAATTTGGGAGAAAAGAGGCTAGTCCGACATGGAGAATCCACTGGACGAAATACTTAAAATCTCTGATCAGCTACCTATGACAGTCCTTCAGGACATCAATCAGCGTGTGGGTGATTGGCTGGCCATGGGCGGAAAGGATACTGATCCATACATTGAACAGCAGCTAAGGTTTGCAAGACGATTTGTGAAATAACATTTGGGGAGGAATAAACAATATGCCAATAATCAACCACAACGGAGCGATGCAAATAGAGATGGGTTCGGGAGACATCAAGGTATCCCCTGGATTGCTGCAGCTGGACTACCCTTGCGGTGTCGTGGTGTTTCAGGAATATGTCGAAGCTCGGCCAATCGGAAAATGGGAGCCAAACGATAAGATCATAGCCGCTCCAGAGGAGACTCCAATCAGAATGACCTTTGATAAACCGGAATCTATTGACGTAGTTATCTGGGCTCTTCAAGAAGCCAAACGGATGATGAAAGAAGACACTTGGGAGTCGTTACTTAATGATCATCGAGATTACTATCACGAGGTGCCGAAATGAGACCTCTTACGGCTGAAGAGAAAGCACAGAGCAAAGCACAGAGCAAAGCAGCCAAGCAAAGAGCTAATAAGCAGCTACAAGCCCAACGCCTCAGAGGCGTGAAGGGCGATCCAGTCGTTCTAGAGATCAACGGAAACCCTATCACGCTTAATTATGAGATGCTGCGCCGCTTCATTCGCACCCTGAAAAACAGATGCTGGAACATTAGTATGGATACCTGGTCGGGCCCCCAGCCCGCTCTCATTATTCTTCATTACGTCAATTCAAGGGGCAATGATCGGGGCTTTATAGAGCTCTACGAGTTACCTCCTTATCAAAAGGAATTATTAACAGATTTACCGGTTATCGAAATAGAAACGTAATTGAGGTGGCAGCATGCAGGAACTGGACATTAGCTTCGGCAAGCACCGGGCCGATACGAACTGGAAAACTGAATATTTGACCTGGGAAGAGTTCGTGGACCGGCTGCGCAAGGTCCGGCGGACAGCAGAGACGATGGCCCAATACGACAAGATGAACAACAATGCCCGCGGCAAGGTGAAGGATGGGCCGGCTTTTGTTGGCGGGCTCGTCCGGACGGGGCGGCGCAAGAAGGAGAACGTGGATAGCCGCAGCATGGTCACCTTGGACGTCGATCGGGGGGATGAAGACTTCCTCTTTTGCGCGGAGCTTGTGCTGGGCGGAACCGCTTATGCCGTCTACTCCACGCATAGCCACAGGCCGGAGAAGCCGAAGTATCGCCTTATTGTTCCGGCTGATCGCAACATGAGCCCGGACGAATATGCCGCCGTCAGCCGGAAACTAGCCGAGCAGATCGGCATGAGCTACTTCGACAAGACCACATTTGATGTTCACCGGCTGATGTACCTTCCCAGCTGCAGCAAGGACGCGGATCCGGTACTCGAGGTATTTGAAGGGGAGCCGCTCAGCGTAGACCGGCTGCTGGACGAATATGAGGACTGGCGAGATGTTATGGCCTGGCCACGGCACCCAGAGGATAAGGCGCCCGCTCAGCTGGCCGCCAAGAGAGCGCAGGATCCGCGAGAGAAGTTCGGAACCATCGGCCTGTTCTGCCGGGCGTTTACGATCGAGGAGGGGATTGACACCTTCCTCTCGGATGTGTACGTCAAAGGCTCCATGCCGAATCGGTACACCTACACCCGGGGATCCAGCGGTAACGGCCTGGAGATTTATCCGGATCAGGACCTCGCCTTCTCGCACCAGGACAGCGACCCTGTGGCAGATGGCCGGACGTATAACCTATTTGATCTCGTCCGGGTCCACAAATTCGGTCATCTGGATGAGCATGTCAAGGACCATACGCCAGATGCAAAGAAGCCGAGTCACCTGGCCATGGAACAGTGGGCGGCGCAGCGGCCGGAGGTCAAGAAGCTGGCCCTTGCTGAGCGCCAGGCCGATTTCGCCGAAATGGCAGACGACTTCCCCGATGACGAAGAGGATCCTGACGAGGAAGAATGGGAGACGAAGCTTGAGCTCCATCACAAGACGGGACAGCCGCTGCCGACGGCGGGAAACATTGAGATCATGTTGACGCATGGGCCATGGAAGAACGTCCTGGCTTACGATGCTTTTGGCAATACCGAGGTGATCCGGCGCCCGCTGCCATGGCGGGATCCAGAACGTCCGGGCCGATCTTATGAGCCTTGGCTGGGGGCCGACGACAAACGGCTTCAGCATTGGTTCGCCAAGGTATACGGGATCAATTCGGCCAAGACGATCCAGAACGCATTTACAGAGGTTGTGCATCGGAACACGTTTCATCCTATCAAGGCGTTCCTGGAGAGTGCAACCTGGGACGGCGTGCCGCGTGCTGAGAGGCTATTCATTGATTATCTGGGGGCATCTGATTCGCATTACACCCGGCAGGCGACGCGGAAGATGCTTCTGGCGGCCGTAGCCCGGCTCTATCGCCCTGGGTGCAAGTTTGACCAGATGCTGGTCCTGGTTGGGCCTCAGGGGGCTGGGAAGAGCTCCCTGCTTGCGAAGCTTGGCCGCGAGTGGTTCAGCGATTCGCTGCGGACGTTTGAAAATAAGGAAGCCGGCGAGCACCTGCAGAGCGGATGGATCTTCGAGATCGGCGAGCTGTCGGCCATGAAGAAGACTGAGGTCGAAGAGGTCAAGGCGTTTTTGTCTAAGACCGAAGACCGTTATCGGGTAGCGTATGATCGGCAGGTGTCAGAGTTCCCACGGAAGTGTGTCTTTTTCGGAACAACGAATACCCGTGATTTTCTCCGGGATGCGACCGGGAACCGGCGATTTTGGCCCGTAGAGGTGTTTCCGGATCGAGCGGTTAAAAGCCATTGGGACGAATTAACCGATGAAGAGGTCAGCCAAATCTGGGCTGAAGTTTTGAGCTGGTTTAAGGCGGGGGAAACCTTGGAGCTTGATCACGAGGCCCGCATGGAGGCTGAACGACTTCAAGCTTCACATATGGAGACGGATCCACGGGAAGGCATCATCCAGGAGTGGCTTGATACGCCACTAGAGGACGATATGGGGCGGCCCACTGAGGACCTTCGGGACCGTGTCTGTGCGGCCCAGATATGGACGGAATGCCTTGGGAAGAAACGAGGCGATATGAAGCCGTGGGAGTCGAAGGAGATCATGGACATTTTACGGCGCATACCGGGTTGGTCTGAGCGAAAAGGGAAGGCCCGCGTACCAGGTTACGGCATTCAAAGGGTGTTTGATAGATTAACTTGACTGTTGCCGTGAAGTGTTGCCGAGGCGTTGCCGATGTTGCCGTGAAGTGTTGCCGATGTTGCCGAAAGTTGCCGTAAAATTGATTTTTCGGCAACATCGCAAAGCCTAGATATATCAAGGACTTACGGTTTTATGTTGCCAGTGTTGCCGTAAACTCTACTAATTTAATAAAATATAAATTAACCCGTAAACGGGATACGGATATATAACTTAAACGCAAAAAATATGAGTACGTGCGCGAAGACGGCACAAGGGCAACAACAGAAAGGAGTAACTAGATGAGGGAATCTATACTGGAACGCCGCCTGGTCCGGAAAGTTGAACAGATCGGCGGACTGGCGCCGAAGTGGACCAGCCCCGGGAATCGAGGAGTACCAGACCGGATCGTGATCCTTCCAGGAGGGGAAACAGTTTATGTGGAGATGAAGGCACCTGGTAAGCCACTGGCGCCACTGCAGGAGCATTGGAAGCGAAAGCTGCTTAAGCTGGGTCACCGACATTACAAGATAGATTCAAACGAGGATATCGACCGGTTTATTGACGAGGTGAGAGGATCTTGAAATTTATACCGCATCAGTACCAGGAGTACGCAACCCAGCGGATCCTGGACACGCCATACATCGCATTGCTGCTTGAGATGGGGCTAGGCAAAACCGTCAGCACGTTAACGGCTATGGACTTATTGCTGAATGATTACTTCGAGGCCGGCAAAGTCTTAGTGATCGCCCCGTTGCGAGTGGCTGAGGATACCTGGTCCCGAGAGATCGAGAAGTGGGATCATTTACGACATCTTCGTATTAGCAAGGTTCTGGGGAGCGCCGCGGCACGGCGGAAGGCTTTGAAGGCGGATGCCGACATTTACGTGATCAATCGTGAAAACGTCGAATGGTTAGTCAGTGAATACGGCAGCCAGTGGCCATTCGATACGGTGGTGATCGATGAGCTTTCCAGCTTTAAAAACCCACAGGCTAAACGCTTCAAGGCTCTTCGCCGAGTCCGGCCGATGATGAAGCGCGTAGTCGGCCTAACTGGAACGCCGGCCCCAAACAGCCTCATGGATCTGTGGGCGCCGATGTACCTGATCGATCAAGGAGAACGCCTTGGCAAGACAATAACCGGCTATCGTGATCGATATTTTACACCCGGCAGCCGAAACGGCCATGTCGTTTATGAGTGGAAAGCCAAACAGGAAGCTGAAGAACGGGTATACGAGGCAATTTCAGATATCGCCGTCAGTATGAAAGCCGAGGACTGGCTGGAGCTGCCTGAACGGATCGATCGAACGATTCAAATCCCTTTGAGCCAGAAAGCCCGGGAGCAGTACAAGAAACTGGAGAAGGAGCTGCTTCTGCCATTCCTTGACGCTGATGTGGTAGCGCAAACGGCCGCAGTCCTGTCGAATAAGCTGCTGCAGATGGCCAGTGGTGCTGTGTATGACGAGGAAAAGGGCGTAAAGCTGATCCACGATGCCAAGCTGGATGCCTTGGAGGATGTGATCGAGGCGGCCAACGGAAAGCCGGTTATGGTGTTTTATAACTTCAAGCATAGCCTGAACCGGATCCAGGAGCGATTCCCCCAAGCGCGGATCCTGCGGAAAGGCAAAGACGGGAATGAGGATATCAGGGCTTGGAACAATGATGAAATTCCGCTGCTGCTGCTTCACCCGAAGTCTGCCGGTCACGGCCTTAATCTCCAAGAGTCGAGCTGCCGGACGGTTGTCTGGTTTGATCAGATATGGAGCCTCGAAGAGGACCAACAGGCCAATGCCAGGGTTCACCGGCAGGGAGTACGGCATAACATCGTGGTGATCCGCCTAGTGGCCGAAGGGACGATGGACGAGGACGCTGTGGCAGCACTGGAGCGTAAGGCTGCCGGCCAAGATGCCTTGATGGAAGCCGTTAAAGCGAGAATTGAAAGGATGAAGGCATCATGAGACGAAGAGCACAGGGCGAACGATACCGCCCTATTGTTACGGTGATGGTGTCCATTGACGGGATGCCGGTTAAGGTCAAGATCAGCGGTAAAACATACGTACTTAAGGCATACAAGCAGAAGAAGGGCCAATGGAGAAAAAGGAGGGCGTAGCATGGAAAAACAAGAGATTGCAAGAATTGCCGCTGAGACTGCGCTGGAATTTTATAAAAAAGAGCAGGAAAGGCAAAACAGGCTTAAAAGGGATCGCCGTTTGAGAAACACCAAGCTGTTGCTGCGGAACTATCGTAAATTTAAGATTCACTGCGACTCGAATTTGCAGGAGCTGGAGGAGCTGAGGGATCCAGATTCCTTCGAGTATCTGGACGTGGACGATCTGGCGATCGAGGCGATCATCAAGAATAAAGAGCGGACAGCAGCAATGGTGAGATACATTGATCACATGATCGACATCTACCGTTTCCTGTCAGAGAAATCGAAGCCCGAAGACCTGAGAAGATTCAAGATCGTTTATGATCTATACATTGCGGATGACGAAAAAACAGTAGATGAGCTTAGTGAATGTCACAATATCAATAAAAGATCGATCTACCGAGACATTAACAAAGCCTGCGAAGCCTTATCCAGCTTGCTTTTTGGAGTAGATGGGATGCGATCAATCAGCTAAAAGGCGTGTCACAAATTGACCATTTACCGTGTCATTTTGAACATGTTAACATGATAGTGTGCAAATGATGTATCGAGGCGGCCGGCAATGGACCACCCGCGCCGTTAGGCGACCGCCTCGCAATAACCGGATGTGGTGTAGCTGGGTAGCACGCTTGCCTTGGGAGCAAGTAGTGTGGGTTCAAATCTTGCCGTTCGGATTTATTCATATTTTTTTCATCTCCCCCTTTTTGCCGTCTCGGATCGAGGCGGTATTTTTTGTTGGCATTTATCATAGACGATTGTCCTATGACAAAAGTATAATATATGGAAAATAGTTCATGAAAGAGGCGAGCCTTACTTTGGAGGATTTGAAAAAGAAGATAGGAGACTTCCCCACAAAAAAGGATTTATATTACTGGATTCTTTTTCTTGTATTTTTGTTAATCGCTCTATTCGTTTATAAATTCGACGATCCAAAATATTTAACCGATCAACTTTCTTTAGGAGCAACGATATTTTCGATCTTTCTTGCAGTGATTGCAATTCTAATAACTTTCATGCAATCTAACGAATCATCCAGACAAAGTGCACAAATGTCGAAAGAGATCAATACACAAACTCAGGAGATTATTCGGCTAAGTACACGGTATGAGGAGATATTAAACAAGCAGAGTGATGTTAACGAAAAGGTCACCGAGCAAGTTATTGATACGTTATCGAGTAATCAAAATGTTCCTGAAGATGTACTGAACAAAATTAAAGAGTTAGTTGATACCGCAAAAGTAAAACAAGATCAGTTAAATTACGAGAAAGAATTGATTCACAGTGAATTATCTGGGTCGGTATATATAATGTCTCAAAAAGAACAGAAAATGCTATTAAATTTCATAGCTGACAATTACCCTCTATATTCTCGTTTTACAGTTGAGAGTTTACGAGAGAATTTGTTGATCATGGAGAAGAAGGATATACCTATTAACGCCCTACGAAACTATATTCGAAAACTTTCTTCAAACGGTTTTCTTGAATATGAGTATACTCGTGATGCCACCATGACAGTTTGGAGAATCAAATAGCGACTCTTCCAGCCACTTAAATAAGTGGCTTTTTTTATTTTGTTACAAAACCAACACAACGCCGGGGGTGGTGATCGTGTAAATGGCGGAAGCAAGAATTTCAGCAGAACAAGATTACGTCAATGGCATGAAATACAAGGAGATCGCCGAGAAATACGGCGTTTCCCTGAATACGGTCAAGAGCTGGAAGCAACGGTATGGCTGGGAGAGAAAAAAGGGTGCACACAAACCGGAAAGGGTGCACACAAATAAAGGCGGCGCGCCGAAGGGTAACAAGAACGCAGTAGGCAATCGCGGCGGCCCAGGCGGCCCTCCTGGAAACGACAAGGCCGTAACGCATGGTTTCTTCCGGAAATACCTGCCGGCTGACTCCTTGGAGATTATGGAGCAGCTGCAGACCAAGGCGCCTCTCGACATCGTTTGGGAAAACATCATGATCCAGTATACGGCCATCATCCGGGCCCAGCAGATTATGTACGTCCGGGACCGGGACGACAAAACGGTCGAAAAGATCGAGGAAAAGGACGGCAACGTCATCGGGGAACGCTGGGAAGTGCAACAGGCTTGGGACAAACAGGCGACCTTCCTGCAGGCCCAGAGCCGCGCTATGGGGACGCTTCAAAGCCTGATCAAACAATATGACGAACTCCTGAAGACGGAGCTGGCAACCGAAGAGCAGCAGCTGCGGATCGCCAGGCTGAAGCTTGAAGTGAAAGACCTGCGTGGAGATTCAGATAGTGATGCACATGCTCAAGGCGGCGGTTATGCCGAAGCGCTGAACGCACAGGCTGCAGATGTGTTTGCCGATGAGGTGGATCATGGCGAAGAGACGTAAAAAGACTACCTCCTTCAAATTTAAGCCGTTCAGTCGTAAACAAAAAAAGCTCCTCATGTGGTGGACCGACAACAGCCCTTATCGGGATTACGATATGGTTGTGGCTGAAGGGGCGATCAGATCCGGCAAGACCATTGCTATGATCGATTCATTTATCACTTGGTCGCTCGATAAACACCGAGATCAGAATTTCATCATAGCTGGTAAGTCGATGGGTGCCCTAAAGCGTAACGTTTTAGAGCCTATGTTTCAGATCTTGACGGCCAAAGGCATCGACTACCACTATCACCGGTCTGAAAACCCGCACGTCGTAATCGGGACGAACACCTATTATCTATTCGGTGCGAACAACGAATCGAGCCAGGACGTGCTGCAGGGTTTGACAGCTGCCGGCGCTTATCTCGATGAAGTCGCTCTGTTCCCGCAGTCGTTTGTTGATCAGGCCATCGGACGTTGCTCAGCTGAGACCGATGGCAATAGTGCGAAGATATTCTTTAACTGTAACCCAGGCGGGCCTTACCACTGGTTCAAACTTGAGTATATCGACAAGGCAAAGGAAAAGAAGATTTATGTCCTGCATTTTTCGATGGAGGATAACTTGTCGTTGTCTCAAAAAGTTAAAGAGCGTTTTTATCGCATGTTCTCCGGCGTGTTCTTCAAGCGGTATATCCTGGGTCTGTGGGTTATGGCTGAGGGCGTCATATACGATATGTTCGACCGCGACAAGCATGTTGTACCGGCCGAGGATCGTCCTTACACGCAGTATTACGTCAGCTGCGACTATGGAACGCAGAACCCGACAACCTTCGGGCTGTGGGGCCTAAGCAGAGGCGTGTGGTACAAAGTCAAAGAGTACCACTATGACGGCCGCGCCAGTAGCCGGCAGAAGACGGATGAGGAATACTGCGACGATCTCATAGAGTTTGTGGGCGATCTCAAGTTACAAGGTGTGATCGTTGACCCTAGTGCAGCATCGTTTATTGCTGCTCTGAAAAAGAGGAGAAGATTCCGCGTGGTTCAGGCTGTCAATGATGTGATCGACGGGATCCGCAACGTGGCATCTGCCTTGAGCGAAGGACTGATCAAATATAACGATTGCTGCACTGAGACGTTCCGGGAATTCAGCTCCTATGTCTGGGACGAGAAGGCGGCAGCCCGTGGCGAAGATAAGCCGCTAAAGGAGAACGATCATCAGATGGACGGCGATCGATATTTCGTGAATACAGTCGTCAAACGTAAAAATGGAATTTCGATATTGAAGTGAGGTGAGAGAGTGTTTACGAACAGGTTGCAGGAAATCGAGGAGATCATAGCCGGCAATGCCCCAATGTCGCTAGTTGAGATCATTGAGGAAGAGATCAAGGAATTTAAGCAAACGGATCAGTATCAGATCATGGTCGAGGCTGAGCGATACTATCTAAACCGATCAGACATCCAGGGAAAAACGAACGATTTCAAAAACCGATCTAACGTTAAAATGGAGCATCCGATACTTAAAAAGCTTGTGGATCAAAAAGCGAACTATTTGCTAGCTAAGCCCTTTACGGTGGAAAGTGAGAGCAAGCCATATGCGGATGCGTTGAATGAGTTGTTTGACCAAGAATTCCGACGCAAGATCAAGAGTCTAGGCAAAGGCGCTGTAAAGTCTGGGATTGCATACCTTGCGCCGTATTTTACGGAAGACAAAATCAAATTTATGAGGTTGCCGTCTACTGAGGTGATACCGTTATGGGCTGATGCAGAACGTACAGAAATGGGGGCCTATATCCGGTTCTACGATCAAATCGTCTATGAGGGCAAAACGAAAAAGACGGTAATGCGCGTAGAGTATTGGGACACAACAGGCGTTAAGCGCTTCGTCAACAACGGACCGGGCACAAGTCTAATACCGGATACGGATATGGGGGCAAAGGAGTCACATTTCAGCTTAAACGGGGTGCCATATAATTTCTCAGTCGTTCCGATTGCTTGGCTCAAATACAACGAGGAAGAGCTCCCTTTGCAATACTTCATCAAGGACTTGATAGATGATATAAACTGGCAGTCATCCGTTACATCCGATGTTCTACGCGATGTCGCCAAGTTCATCTATATCTTAAAAGATTACGGAGGCACTGACTTAGATCAGTTTATCCGTGAGTTGCGGGAGAGCTTGGCAATCAAGGTTGAAGGCACTGGAGGAGTTGATAAGCTGCAGGCTGAAATAAACATCGACGCGGTAATGAAATTTCTGGATAAAAACCGTCGTGATTTATTCGACTTTGCCAGCGGAGTAGACACCAAGGATCCAGACTTGGGTAATGCGAGTGGTACGGCCATTAACTTTAGATACATGGACTTGGATACAGATTGTACTTCGTTAGCTGAGGAGCTGCAAGACACCTTCTTACGCATGAAGGTGTTTTTTGATGTTTATCTGCAGGCAATTGGCAAGGGGGATTTTAGCAGTGAAACATTCAGTATCACCTTTAATGCCGACATGCCAGTGAATGAGACTGACATCATTAACAATATCCGCAACAGTGAGGGCATTATCTCTAAGCGGACGCAGTTGGCTTACCATCCATGGGTCAAAGATGTTGATGTAGAGCTTAAGCAGAAAAAAGAAGAAGACGCCGAGGACCAGAAGCGATTTGATCAAGGCCAGTATGAAGGTCTGGAAGATGAGACGCCATGAAGTCGCAAGAGTATTGGCGTAAGCGTTCTGAGCAAATTGCTAATAGGCAGTTTGAAAAGGCCGATCGGTATGAGGCAGGCCTTCGGCGGCAATACGAACTATCCTTGAAATCCATTCAACGGGATATCGATTCCTTTTATGCTCGATTTGCAGAGAATAACGCTGTCAGCATGGCCGAAGCGCGGCGGCTCCTGTCTGCTGGTGAGCTGGCCGAGTTTAAGATGACCCTGAGCGAATTTCGCAAGAAGGCCAAGAACAATGCAGACGGCCAGTGGACCAAGGAGCTCGATAACGTCTATTATCGAACCCGCGTAACTCGATTGGAGGCGCTGCAGCTTCAGGTAAGGCAACAAATCGAAATGTTGGCTGCAAGCCAGCAGGCGGGTACAGGGAAGCTCCTGGGCGATATTTATGAGGACACCTATCATCGTACCCTCTTTGAGGTGAACAAGGGCGGACACGGGATTCTCGCTTCGTTTGCGCGGGCGGACACGGAAGCCGTGGAGGAAGTTATCAGCCGGCCATGGTACGGAAAAAACTACAGCTCGCGGATCTGGGAAAACCGCGATAAGCTGCTCCGAGAGCTGCGGACCGGGTTGGCTCAATCTTTCATTCGCGGCGACAGCGTGGATAAGGTGAGCAAGCTCCTGGCCGAGCGAATGGGCGTTTCTCGATCAAACGCTGAGAGGTTAATCCAGACAGAGAGCGCCCACATCATTAACGAGGCGACAGCCGAAGGATACCGAAGCAGCGGCGTCGTACAGGAATACGAGATCCTGGCGACCTTGGATAGCCGAACAAGCCCGATATGCCAGAGCATGGACGGCAAAGTATTCAAGTTGAGCGAGAAGGAAACGGGCGTCAATTACCCACCATTCCATGTACGTTGTCGGACCACCGTCACGCCCTATTTCGATGACGAAGAGGATCCGGGCAAACGGATCGCCAAGGATACAACCGGTAAGCGGATCTATATCTCCGGCGATATGAAGTATGAGGATTGGAAGAAGGAATATATCGACTCGCCAAAAGCCCAGAAAAAGGATATACTTGGCAGTGATGAGCCCTTTAGATCCATCATGGATAAGACTGAGGCGCCACAAGAATACAAGGAAGTCCTGATTAAACGGTTCTCCAGTGGATCCGAAACAGCCCGACGGGTCTTTATGCAATACGTTACGGGTAATGTGGTGAAAGACTCGAATTTCAAACAGGGTGCACATTATTCGCCGGTTGAACGGGTTGTGAATATGGATTTTGCTGAGGATCTGAATAATCCTCGGGGAGCTGGAGCGACCTATTTCCATGAGCTTGGCCATTATGTCGATAACATGGCAGCCATCAAGCTGAAAGGCCCAACCTATGATGGCGTATCTCATATAGATCTAAAAGGTATCGAGGCGAAGGATTTCAAGAAGGCTGTTCTTCGAGACGTTCAGGACTACATGCAGAACTACACCAAGAATAAAGGTGTTGATTTGAGACAGGCCCAGCTTGAAATATCGATGATTCTAGGGCAGGGTAACGGTGCCCTTCACTCAGCTATTTCTGATATTTACGGCGGCGTGACTCGAAGAAGAATCCAAGGAAAATATGGCCACAATCCGAAATATTGGCAGCAGCTGCCGAACGCTATTGAAAAAGAGGCGTTCGCACACATGTTTGAAGCTAGTTTTGACCCTACAGGTAAAAGGGCAGAACTGATGAGGGAGTTTCTTCCGAAGTCATTTGCTCTATTTCAAAAAATACTGGAGGAGATCTGATGGTCATTGTCACAGATGAGTTATGGACCAAGATGCAGGAGTTTGAAAAGAGATTTCCGGACTCATGCGTACCGCTGGAAATGATCCCGGGAAGTGAGACGACGGAAGGGCTAATTGACAAGATCGACAGAAGCCTGGAGGCCGGGGAAGATCTTTTACCGAAGGAATATGGCTGGAAATTTGATGGCAGCGAAATATATTGACTAAGCACTCTCGAATCTACGAGGGTGCTTTTATTTTGCCCTGTCGTACGGCGTAAAACTAGGCATACTCGCAGCCGGAGTATATCGGCTGACTCCCGTAGCTGGAGAGCAGCTATAAAAATCTATGGAGGCTGATGATAAATGGATTGGTTGAAGGAACTGCTGAAGAATGCCGGGCTGGATGAATCGAAGATCGATGGGTTGATCGGTGATGTGAACAAGGAGCTGCCGAAGCATTTTGTTCCGAAGTCACAATATAACGATGTCGTCGATGCCCGTAAAAAGGCAGAGAAGGAGGTGACGGATCGAGATAAGCAGCTAGCCGATCTGAAGGAAGCAGCAAAGGGCAATGAGGATCTGCAGGCACAAATCAAGAAGCTCCAGGACGATAACAAGACGGCCAAGGAAAAGTATGAGGCAGAGCTGAAGGATCTGCAGCTGACAACCGCGCTCAAGCTGGCGCTTGGCTCGGATGTACACGATGCCGACTATGCGATCTCGCAGTTGGATAAATCGAAAATTGAGATCGGCGAGGACGGCAGCATCAAGGCCGGCCTTGAGGATCAGGTGAAGAGTCTTCGTGAATCGAAGGCTTTTTTGTTTAAGCCTGAAACCCCCGGCGCCACCTTCAAGGGAGCGAAGCCGGCGGAAGGCGGCAGCGGTGGAGGCGCAGTAGATCCGGTTGCCGCTGAAATTTCTAGTATCTTTTCACAACGATAACAAGGAGATGAATGTAAATGCCTATTAACACATTGGAATATGCAAAACTATTTCAAACCGAATTGGATAAACAAATCGCGCAGCAAGCGACATCCGGATGGATGGAAAGCAACGCCGGCCAAGTCATTTATAACGGCGGTAATGAAATTAAGATCCCGGATGTCGTTGTCCAAGGCCTGGCTGACTATGACCGTGATACCGGATTTGTTCAGGGTTCCGTAACTTACAAGTACCAAACCCACACGCTGACACAGGATCGCGGTCGTACTTTCCAGCTGGATTCTATGGATGTAAACGAAACGAACTTTGGGGCTTCTGCCGCTAATGTCATGAGCGAGTTCCAGCGGCTCCAGGTCATCCCGGAAATTGATGCATACCGCTATAGCCTGATTGCGGCCAAAGCGGAGGCAGCTGGTAAATCCCGGACTTATACACCTGCAGAAAGCACCATCGTGACAGAGCTGTTCAAAGATATTTTCGACCTGGCGGATATGGGGGTCGATTTGAGCCAGCTGGTCATCACCATTGCTTTTCCGGCTTATGGCGTGCTGACGGGGAACACGCAGATCCAGAAGCGGATCGATGTAGGCCAGTTTGCACAAGGCGGCATCAATCTTCAAATTAAGATGCTGGACGGCATTCCGCTGATCCCTGTATCCTCCAACCGGATGAAAGCAGCGTATGTCTTTAATGACGGTGAGACGGCTGGCCAGGAGGCTGGGGGATTTGTGCCGGCGGTTGACGCGAAGAGCGTAAACTGGATCATTTCGCCACGTTCTGCGCCGATCGGTATCAGCAAAACGGACAAGGTAAGGATCTTTACCCCGGATGAGAACCAGAAGGCCGATGCATGGAAATTGGATTATCGGAAGTATCACGATCTGATCATTCCGGATAACAAAACCGCGGCATTCCGCGTGACGACAGGAGGCTAATACCTATGAGCAATATTACTCTGAAAAGATTGAATGTTGTTAAAGTGGTGGACTCCGAAACGAAGGCAAAGGCCTTGGAGTCCAAAGGCTTCAAACGAATTGAAATCGAGGAAGCTGACGGTAAGAAAAGCAAAAAAGACGAGAAGTAGGTGCCGGCGATGTTGAATGAAGCCGTAGCTGAGATTATCAAGCAGCGCTACAAGCTCCCGGAATCATTGGATAACCTGGTTCGGTCCTACATTGACGAATCCGGACTGCACATCATGAACTACCTGGGCCTGGACTCCATTGAGGAGATTCCGGCCGCTCTTAAATATGTTTGGGCCAACATTGCGATGGCAGCCTTCAAGGCCGATCAGTCCCATTTGGAAGAGCTGGATGATCTATTGTCGGGTGCTATCGACCTGAAGATTGGGGACACCTCGGTGAAGACATCGACGGGCGGATCCTCTGGGGGCGGCTCGGTGGGTGCCAGTGTCAGGGCGTATAGTTCCGATCTGAACCGGTACCGGAAGCTGAGGTGGTAAGCAATGAGCAGAATACGGCGATACCGTAAGATTGTGGAGAAGACCTACACGGACCGGGTAACGATTCAGCGGCACGGGGAGTACGAAACAGACTGGGGCGAAACCAAATTCGGTTTGATAACCGTCTATGCGGACGTTCCCTGCCGGCTGTCTCAGACCGGGCTTCCTCGAAACGGCCAGACAGAAGCAGAAAACCGGATCGATTACGATGTTAAGCTATTCATCGCTCCAGAGGTTGAGATCCTTCAAGGCGACGAGCTTCAAGTTACCCGGCAAGGCAGGTCGTATCACTTTACAGCCGGCGAACCTTTTCCGCCTTACTCGACTCACCAGGAAGTCAATCTAACCCGAAAGGACCGAGCCTGATGCCGAGATTGGGAAGCTTCGACTTTGACGAATTTGAGAAGATGGCCAAGTCGTTCAAGAAGGCCCTGGACGAGAGAGTCATCGATCGATTCATCCAGGATTTCCTTCTGGAAATGGCCTACCGTGCTGAACGCAAGGTCAAGAAGCGCACGCCGGTAGACTCGGGGGAGCTGAGACGAAACTGGCGGGTTGGAAGAGTGATCCGCCAAGGTAGTTCGTATGTCGTTGAGATCTACAACAATACGGAGTATGCATCCTTCGTTGAATATGGCCATCGGAACCGGGATAAAACGGAGTGGGTTGAAGGGCGGTTTATGATGACCATCTCCATGAAGCAAATCGAGAGGGAGCTGCCGGCCTACCTGGAACGAAGGCAAGCTGAACTATTAAATCAAATCATGAACGGCCGTGGGCCAAGACGGTGAGGTGAGGGCATGGATTCCGAGCGTTTAACACATGCCGTCATGAATAAGCTGAAGACAACCTTCGGCTGGAAGGTATACGGGAAGAACAGGCAGGGCTTAATTGAGCCCTGCTTTATTGTGCTGCTTCTGAATGCCGCCCATGGTCGGATCCAGGGGCGACGTTACCAACAAAGCCATTCGTTCGATGTGCATTACTTCTCAGCCACGAACGATGATTTCTTGACCGTAGCCAGCCAGCTACTGGACGTCCTGGAGTGGGTTGAGATCGACGGCATGAAGTTTAGAGGTACCGGCATGAATTACGAGGTGATCGATGACGTGCTGCATTTCTATGTGGACTATAACTATCACGTCATGCGGGCCAAGGAGCCGGGAATCAAGATGGGGCAATTAGAACAGGAGGGACGCCTGAAATGAGCAAAGAGAATAAGGCTCAGACGCAGCCAGCGCCTCGCTACACGAAGGAGCAGCTTGTTGAAGCCAAACGGTTTACCACGTCTGAAAAAGACATCCTGACGGGGCTGCTGGCGCCAGATAAGACGTATACGCTGGACGAAGCGGTCGCTGTGATCAATAGATTTAAGGAAAGAGAGGTGTAAGGCATGGCAGGAGGAACATGGAAAACGCAAAACAAGCAGCGTGCCGGTGTTTATATTACGTTTGAATCGACCGGGCAGTCACTGACTACCTTGGGCGAGCGCGGCGTGGTATCCTTGCCGCTGTCGCTGTCCTGGGGGCCTTCCAAACAGGTCATTATCGTTGAAGCCGGCGCAGATACGAAGGAGGTCCTGGGTTATGACATTTCGGCCCCGGAGCTGCTTCCGCTTCGTGAAGCGCTGAAACGGGCTAGCAAAGTCCTGCTGTATCGGCTGAATGCCGGCACTCCGGCGACGGCCACGAATACGGGCCTGACGGTGACTGCGAAGCACGGCGGGGCTCGTGGGAACGATATCCGGATTATCGTCCAGAACAATATCGACGAACCGGCAAAGTTTGACGTTATTACGCTGCTCGCCGGCGAAGTGATGGACACCCAAATCGTCGCTGAGATCGAGGAGCTGGCGGAGAACAATTGGGTTAAATTCAGCGGAACCGGCGCGCCAGACGTCACCGCAGGCCTGAATCTAACTGGTGGGGCAGACGGCACCGTGACCAACGGGGATCATACCGATTACCTGACCACGATCGAGGGCTATGATTTCCATACAATCGGACTTTTGACCTCGGACGCTACGCTGAAGCCGGTGTATACGGCAGCGATTAAGCGGATGCGGGACCAGGAAGGGAAGAAGGTTCAGGTGGTCATGGCCGATTACGCGGCCGCCGACTATGAGGGCGTGATCAGTGTCAAAAACGGCGTCATCCTCTCTGACGGGACCGTCCTGGACAAAGTAAAGGCTGTCGCCTGGGTAGCCGGCGCAACGGCAGGAGCTGCAGCAGATGAATCTCTGACGTATTCCGCTTATGACGATGCCGTGGATGTGGATGTCCGCTATACGAACAGCGAGATCGAGGCCGCACTACGTGCAGGGGAATTCTTGTTTATCCATTCATACGGTCGTGCAGTCGTCGAGCAGGATATCAATACATTCCGCAGCTTTACAGCGACCAAGGGACCAGAGCGCTCCAAAAACCGAGTGCTTCGCGTCCTGGATAGTCTGGCCAACGATCTGAAACGGATCTTCGAACAGTTTTACATCGGCAAAGTGGATAACAACGTGGACGGCCGGGCTCTGTTCCGGAAGGAGATCGTCACCTACATCGATACGCTCGCCGGGATCGGAGCCGTGCAGAATTTTGACGCCCAGACGGATGTCACCGTCCAGCAGGGCAAGACGGCCGACAGCGTGTACGTCGAGCTCCGTGTACAGCCGGTTGACGCAATCGAGAAAATCTACATGCGGGTATTGGTCCGCTAAGGAGGGATAAGGAATGGCAGGCTTTTTGAGAGCACAGGACGCCATCTCTGGCCAGGAAGGGCGGGCATACCTCACGCTTGATAACAGGAACTATGAAATGTTCTATATCAAGACGTTGGAGGCGTCCGTAGAAAAGAATAAGTCGGAGGTACGTACATTAGGCCGCCGTGGAGTCCAGCACAAGACAACAGGATGGACTGGAACCGGGACGATGACCATTTATTATGTGACCTCGTTCTTCCGGCAGATTATGTACGAATACATCAAATCAGGCAAGGATGCATACTTCGACGTCACGATCACCAATGAAGATCCATCTTCCTCCATTGGGGCTCAGACGGTAACGCTCAAAGGCGTAAATCTGGACAGCGTGATCATGGCTGCGCTGGATACCGAATCGGAGGCACTGGAGGAAGAGGTCGGCTTTACGTTTGAGGACGTTGATCTTGGTCAAACATTCCAGGAACCGGTCCTGGGATCCTAATATAAAAATCTATCGAATAGAAAAGGAGAATAAATATGTCTGATCTGTCTATGTTTTTTGCTGGTAATGCTGCTTTGGAAGTAACGGAGGATTTCGTCGTATCGGAGCGCTTCAAGGACGCGAACGGCAAGCCGGTACCGTGGAAGCTTCGGAGCATCACTGAAGAGCAAAACAGCGAGATCCGCAAGATGTCTACGCGGAAGGTGAAGGGGAAAGGCGGGATCTACACGCCGGAACTGGATCCGGCTGAGTACATGGCTAGATTGATGACTAGCTGCGTCGTCTTCCCGGATCTGCAGAACGCGGATCTGCAGAAGTCGTACGGTGTTAAGGGTGCCGAGGTGCTTCTGCGCAAAATGTTGCTCCCTGGCGAGTTTGCTGCTCTCGGCGAGCGAGTGCAGACGATGAACGGCTTCGATCAGGACATTAATGATCTGGTGGAAGAAGTAAAAAACTAATCAACGAGGGCGACGGCGACGCGAACTATGCGTACTACGCCCTCCACGAATTGCACATCCTTCCTCATGAGCTCATGGCGATGACGGTCCGGGAACGGGCCGCCATCTATGCCATGATCTCGATCCGGGTCGATAAGGAGAAGGCAGAAGCCAAGAAGCTAAAGGGCAGTAAAAGCAGAAAGCGGTAGACCTCGGGTCCCTATATTTGGTAGGATTAAAGTAATATTTTTCCGATAGGGGGATTCGAGTGTTTTATTTGGTCATGGCTCTTTGGCTCGTTGCCTCGGTTGTTGCAATAATTATGCTTGTTATGTGGATTGTTTCGAAGGCAAATAAGAGGGAATCAAAAAAGAAGGGGATTGCGACACTGTATTTATTTATTTCCTCAATCGCACTCTTAGTTATAGGTATCACAATAAACGCTAAGGAGATAACACCTGTTTCTAAGGTGAGTACAAGCGCTGGAGACGATAATGCGCTAGAGGTTGTTATGGACGCAAATAAATTTAGTCGTATTTCTCCCGAGACGCTAATTCAGATAATGGGTGAACCTGAATCGAAAGAAGAAGCAGACTTTAAGTTATCGGAGACAAGATCATATAAATCAACGTATTATTTTTATGATAATAACAAATATGAATTTATGATCATTGATAACGAAGTCGTAAGGTTCACTTATAATGGGGGTTATAGAGAAAAAAGCGAAAACGAAAGAGAACTTTTTGCTAGCTTCAATATTAACCCAGGACCCAACGTTAAAAAAGTTGAAGATATCCCTAACGCTACCAGATACCAAATGGTAAATGATAAAATTGCTGATTTTTGGGTTTCATTTGGAAGCAATAGCACTATATACAAGGTGACTTACAATATGGATTATTTCTCCTGACGCCAAAATGATTTGGTGTCTTTTTTTTTATTTTGCTCGAAAGGAGGTAGGTCATGACCACAGTATCCTCTACGCTGCAAATGTATGACGCCATGACAAGGCCGCTTAGGAACATCACGAATGCCCTAAACATCGTTATCCGAACCATGGAGCAGATGAACCGTGCAACGAGCCGGAATCATAACATCGACCGGCAGCTGGCTGCAGCAAAAAGAGAAATCGCATCGGCTGAAAACCAGATTGCCGAAGCGATCGAAGATTCTACGCGACGGCAAGATCGATTTAATGATTCGGTGAGGCAAGGTCAAAGGGAGTCGGGGCGGTTGGCCAATACGATCAAGGGATTGGTGGGAACCTATCTTACACTCCAAGGCGCGCAGCAACTCGGAGGAGCGACGATTGGCGGGGCATCGAAGCAGCAGGAAATGGTGAATACCTTTACCTCTCGAACAGGCAACGAAGCGCTGGGTAGGGCCATTTATGACCAGACGGTCAATCAGGCCCTGAAATATGGTCAAGACGTTAACGCGAGCTTGCTCGGCAGCATGTCCTTTATGAGTGCAACGATGGATCCTAAGCAGCTAACCGAGATGAACAAACTTGCCATGCGCCTATCGAAATTGAATCCGACCGAAGGCCTTGAAGGTGCAGCGTTCTCGCTGAAGGAGCTCCTGAGTGGTGACTATACGTCAATCTCTGAACGCTTCAACATCAGCAGAAGCATGCTGAAAGACAGCGAGGCTCGGCTTGCCGGAATGAGGAACGATGTAGACGGATTTATCAAGGGTATGGATAAGCTACTCGATCAACAGAACCTGACTGAAGAGGCCTTTGAGAAGATGCTCGACTCCCCGGCGGCTAAATGGAATCGAGCAGTGCAAACTTTCAAGTTTAACTTGGCCTCTGCTGGGGAGGAAGGGCTGCAGTCGCTCGTTCCCCTATTCGACAAAATCAATGAGGGATTTGAGACCGGTCAATTCCAAGATACCTTTGACATGTTGTCATGGGCGATCTCAGGAGCGGTTAGGACGCTCTTGTGGTTTTTGGAGACGGCAACCCAGGTATTTACGTTCATGCGGACCAATTGGCCGATTCTGGGGCCGGTTGTCTACGGAGTGGTTGGAGCGCTGAGCGCATTAGCTTTGATTATGGCTGTAAATAGGATCGCCATGATTGTAGGCGCAGTTGCGACAGGGATCCAAACGGCGGCACTGTTTATTCAAGCTGCAGCGGTTAACGGCCTACGCGTGGCTTGGGCTGGTTTGAATACTGTCATGAAGGCGAATGTTTTCATTCTGCTCATTACGAGCATCATCGCTCTGGCGGTATGGCTGTATAATCTCTGGAAAACAAACGATCAGTTTGCCGCCGGCTTCATGCGTGCCTGGAATGCGATCCTGAATTTCTTCGATCAAGTGCCTCTCTTTTTTATTCGGATCGGTGTCGGGATTGAGAATGCGTTCCATGACATGAAGGTTAACGCTTTAAAGTCATTGGAAGGCTTAGTTAATGGGGCAATTGATCGATTAAATGGCCTTATTGCAAAACTGAATAAGCTTAAATTCGTTTCAATCGACTTTATTGATGGCGTACAATTTTCAGCAGCGGCGCAAATCGAAGCTGAGGCTGCTCGTCAATCAGGTGAGGCGAGGATCGCGGCTGCTCAACAAAAGGCAGCCAGCAAGGCCGCTGAACGTGAGGCTAAGGTCCAAAAGTTTCTGGCAGACCGAGCCGCGAAACGAGCTGCAGAACAGGCCGAAGCCGAACGGAAGGCAAAAGGCGCAGGCAAGGGCGGCGGAGGGGACTATAAGGTCCCGGCATCCGCTATGCCTGCCGTCGCATCCGATAAGCCGAATAAAAAAATCGATAAGGTCGGAAAAGTCGGCCAGGTCGATAAGATCAAGGGGAAGGTGGACATCAGCAGCGAGGATCTAAAGATCATGCGTGATATTGCCGAGATGAAGAACATTCAGAATTTCGTAACTCTGACGCCTACCGTCAATCTGAAGACGGGCAATATCAATAACAGCGGTGACCTGGATACGATTATCACCAAAATCAATACCCGGCTTGAGGAGCAGGTAGCTTCCAGCGCCAAAGGGGTGTATGACAATGGCTGAATATAGTATCGAAATGAGCTTTAACAACCGCGAGGTCGTGTTCCAGATCCCGGTACTGCCGGAGGAAATTGAGATCGAAGGCGAAGGTGAGGGGGAGGAGCACAACGTCGCCGGCCTCGGTTGGATCAACGCGATCGACGCCCCGAAGCTCAAGGAGATTACTTTCTCAGGCGTGTTTCCCGCCGATTTGTCCAGGGCGATCCAGTCCCCGGGCTTCGACTCGCCGGCTGACTATATCCGCCGGATTGAGGACTGGATGAACAAGAAAAAGCCGATCCGATTTATTTATATCAGCCAGGGCCTGAAGATCAACATCGCTGCATCTATTGAGGAATTCAGTTATAAAGAGGTCGGCGGAGCTCCTGGGGATTTTGAATATACCTTGTCACTCAAGGAGTACGCCTTTTATTCAGCGAAAAAGGTAACGATCGCGAAGACGAAAGCGGCAGCTGGCGGGAAGAAAAAGCAAGCTGCTGCCAAGAAGCCAGACCGTCCGGACGAGCGAGCCAAGCCTAAAACGGTAAAAGTCAAAAGCGGTGACTCCTTGTGGTCGATCGCGAAGGCGCACCTGGGAGACGGCAGCCGGTACAAGGAGCTCATGAAACTGAACAACATCACGGAGGCCCAGGCGAAGAAGCTGAAAGTCGGTACCGTGATTAAGTTGCCGGGGTGAGTCAATGAAAATCGTAATTGATAATAAGGACGGGAACGTCTGGGATGTAACCAATGTAGTCAAGGATATCCGGTACTCCACATCCCGGATCGGCAAGGCTTCCTCTTTGGAGTTTACTCTGATTGACAGTGGCATCTATCAGGATAAGAAATTCAAATACCAAAACGGGGATATCGTCCAGCTGACGGACGGCATGAACAAGGTATTCATGGGGTATGTCTTCAAATTCGAGATGAGTCGAAACGGTGAGGCGAAGATCCTGGCCTACGACCAGCTCCGATATCTTCAAGCAAACCATACCTATGTGCTGACCAGCGTAACCGCGACGCAAATCATCCAACGGATCGCCAAGGATTTCAATCTGAAGACCGGGAAGTTGGTGGACACCAAGTATAAGATCCCGAATTTTTATCAGGACAATCAGACGCTCATGGATATGATCTGCTGGGCCCTGGATAAAACGCTGATTCAGTACAGCACCAACTTCGTATTTTACGATGACTTCGGGCAGCTGACGCTCCAGAATGTCAACGATATGAAATACGGCTTTGTTGTCGGCGAGGGGAGTCTGATGACGGACTTCACTTATAGCAAGTCCATCGATGAGGACACCTATAATCACATCGTGTTGTACAGGGATAACGAGAAATCGGGCAAACGGGAAACCTTCAAAATCGAGGACAGCAGCCGGATTAAGAAGTGGGGAAAGCTGCAGCTCTATCAGAGCGTGGATGAGGATATGACCAAGGCGCAGATCAATGACCTGCTAACCCGCCTGATCACGGCCAAGGATCGGGAAACTCGGAAGATGAAGATCGAGGCGATCGGGGACTTCAGGCTGCGTGCCGGGATGTACGTCAATATCCAGATATCGCGCTTCGGGATCAATAAATTTTTCCTAGTCGATGAGTGCACCCATCAAGTCTCCGGCGCAGATCACAAAATGACGCTTGATTTAAGGATGGTGTAGGTATGTTAGATATCATCAAAAAGGCGGCCATTGAAGCAGTGGGTGCTAGTAATCCGGTCGCCGTACAAATAGGATCAGTCGTATCGGTGAGCCCCTTGGAGATTAGCCTGGATCAAAGGATAACTCTCCCAGAGGCTTTTTTTTATGTGCCGGAATCCTTAACACGCTATGAGATCGATTTGAGCCACGTTCACAAGATTTCCGGATCCCCGGATACGGAGAAGGCCCTGGCCGATAAAATCGTCATACGCAAGGGGCTAGCCGTAGGTGATGCGGTGATTCTGCTTCGGGTCCAAGGCGGGCAGAAGTTTGTTGTACTGGATAAGGTGGTGAGCGGATGATCCCACAGAGTGATGTCGAAATGACGGATGAGGAGCTGGAACCCGTCACCCTCCCGAGCCGGACGTACCGATTCGATCGAGCGAATGGCCGGATCAGCAGCCAAACGGTGGACGGGATCGAGGCCGTCAAGCAAGCCGTATTCAAAATCCTCTCGACCCAGCGCTTCGAACATCTGATTTATTCCAGTAATTACGGGAATGAGATGGACCCTGGCGCTGTCCGAGGGCGGGCGGTATTTGAGTCAGAGGTTGAGCGCTGGGTGAAAGAGGCGCTAACCCAGGATGACCGGATCTCCTCCGTGAGTGGCTTCAGCTTCGAGTATGGCTTGGATACTGCCAAGGTTCGGTTTTCGGTTGATACAATCGAATTCGGCACATATCAAGAGGAACAGGAGGTGTAACGGTGTACGAGGATCAGACTTTTGAAAACATCCTGGAGCGAATGCTGGACCGGGTACCGGACGGGATCGATAAGCGCGAGGGGAGTATCATCTATGATGCCCTGGCGCCGGCCGCCGCCGAGTTGGCTCAAATGTATGTCGAGTTGGACTTGAATGCGAATCTTCGCTTCCCGGATACGGCCAGCGGTGAATACCTGGACCGCTCCATCGCCTGGTCGGGTGTAAAACGAAAGCTGGCCAGCAAGGCGCAACTCCGCGGCGTGTTTTATTCCGGATCCGGCGAGCTGCTGGACATCCCGATCGGCAGCCGCTTCAGCCTGGGTGAGCTGAACTATATCGCAGTGGACCGCATGTACACCGGAAACTTCCGGATGGAGTGCGAGACGGCGGGCTCAGAAGGGAATCGCCACTTTGGCGCACTAATCCCGATCGATTACATCACGGATCTGGGTCGTGGTGAGCTGACGGAGCTTCTGGTCGCCGGCGAGGACACGGAAGAGGATTCAGCCTTGTATGAGCGCTACCAAGAGAAGGTATCCCGGCCGATCACGTCCGGCAATAGGTTCCAATATGAGTTATGGGCCCGGGAGATCACTGGTGTCGGCCGGGCTCGGGCATTTCCGGAGTGGGCTGGACCAGGAACGGTGAAAGTCGTTCTACTGGACAATGAGATGCGCGCGCCGGCCGTTCCGATCGTGGATGCCGTACAGCAGTATATCGATCCAACGCAGGACGGTATGGGTGAGGGGGCTGCGCCGATCGGATCCGTGACTACGGTTGTCGGGGCGACGGAGATCCCGATCAATATCTCGGTTAAGGTGACACTGGCCACAGGAGCAACCTTGGAAGAGGTCAAGGAGCAGCTGGAGCGAGGCGCTGCGGAATACTTCCGAGACTTGGCCTTTACGGATCCACTTATACGGTACACGCGTATCCAAGGCATTATCCTTGGGATCCCGCCTGTCATTGACTATTCTGACCTGCTCGTGAATGGCGGAGCGATGAATATTGAAATCGGCATGGATGACGTCGCGGTCCTCGGGACGGTGACGGTATCATGAGTGGATCCGATCGTTTAAAGAGTTACTTGCCGGCTTACTATGACAGCGTGCTGGAGATGGAGCAGCTGACGGGTACGGAAGGCCCGGAGGTGGATCTGCTGGCCGCTCGGATCGAAGAGCTGCTGGATCAATCCTATCCGGAATCCGCGACCTGGGCGATTAGCAGGTATGAGAAGGACCTGCAGATCACGGCCGAAGCCGGGAAGCCCATCGAGCAGCGGCGCTCCGTGGTTATCTCGAAGATGCGCGGCCATGGCAATGTGTCCGGCAGCCTGATCAAGAACGTAGCGCAGGCCTACGACGGCGGCGAGGTGGACGTATCGGTTACGCCGGCGGATTACAAGATCACCATCACCTTCATTGATACGCTCGGGATCCCGCCGAACCTGGACGACCTGAAGAATGCGCTGAACGACATCAAGCCTGCGCACCTGACCCTGGAATATGAATTCCGGTTTTTGTTGGTCCGGGATGTCAATAACGTCATGACGTTTGACCAGCTCAAGCAGACGCCATTTTCAAAATTTGCTTTTAGAAGAACAGGAGGTTAACAGGATGCCAAGTCAGACACCGAATCTGGATCTATACAAGGTGAACGGTGAAACGGACGGGAATGATACGTTTAACGTGGATGTGGTTCTGAATGATAACTGGGATAAGATCGACGCCGCAGTCGGGCAGATCCAGGAGGACCTGGGAAATGTGACGGTCCCAGACGCATCATTAACGCAAAAAGGTATCGTGCAACTCTCCAATGCCACAAACGGGACGCGGGAGAATGTGGCTGCAACCGAGAAGGCCGTGAAGGATGCATACGATCGGGGAAGCGCGGGAGTGACGGCAGCTGCCGCTGCACAAGCAAGGGCGGATGCAGCAGAAACTCCGGCAGGGGCGCAGGCAAAGGCGAACGCAGCGGAGACAAATGCGAAGAATTACGTTGACGGGAAGACCTGGCAAAAACAAAGGTTGACAACTGATTCAGGTGCAAGTTTGATTTTAGCTGCTGGAACAAATCTCAACAATATTCGAACAACTGGATTTTATGATGGGACTGGATTAATTAATGCACCCGGAAATGGATGGTATTATATCGAAGTACAATCCCACTCATCAAATCCTGGTGCCTGGACTATTCAGAAAGCACATGATTTTAACAATAACACCTATTACCAGCGAACTTGCACCAACGGCACTTGGAGCGTTTGGCAGGAGCTTTTTCAATCTGTCGCTAACGGGAAACAGGCGATCGCTACCGCCATTAGCGGCAAGGGAATAGCGGCATCAGGTAGCGATGAATTTGCGGTATTGGCTCAAAAAATCGGTCAAATCGAGACAGGGTTAAAGATACTGAGCGGAACGTTACCAACCTACCAGGATCGGTCCATCACAAACTTACCATTCGCGCCGAAAGCTCTTTTCATGTATCTCTCAGTTGATACGACCGTGAATGACCGAGCATATGCCTATGGTTATGCAGGAGCTTGGTTAACACCTACAAACACCGTTCAATATTCGAGGTATCTCGAAGTCAATATCAACAATTCGAGTTATCGAAGCTCCAATCTAAGAGATGTGGAGTTTGGTTCAAACTATGTAAACTTTCTTATTTCAGGTGGCGCAAGCGCTCTATATTACGTCGTAATCGGCGTCTAAAGATGGGGAGGTGGATTCAAAGATGAGAGAGGTTAAACCATTAGGTCGTCGGTTCTTTTGGGTGAAGACCACCGGGAATATCATTGCACAGCGCAACGAATTAGCCGCGGGTGTCGAGTCCACAAAAGAAGAGGATTTTCAAGCCTACATCGAGCTACGAAGCTATGACCCCGACGCCATTGAGATGACCACGTTCGAACCAGGCCAACATAAGGAAGAGTTCGAAATGGCTACTGATTGGCGTTTCAATCCTGAAACTGGGGAAATTGAATTTTTATATTCCGATAACCCAGAAGAACCGCCTGTGTATAGAAAGCCTTTGACTCAAGAAGTGGACGAGTTGAACACAACGATGGGAACCTTGCTGCTTGAGAGTGCCAACGATAAGGCAACAATAGCCTCCCTTGAGGATACCGTCGGGAGCCTGTTGCTTGAAGTGGCTTCCCTGAAAGGAGGTGCATAGAAATGTGGTATCCGATCATCAAGCGCTATTATGATAATCAGCATCCATCGTATGATAATGACAGCCTGAAAACTTTTGTCGTGGCCAAGATGATCACGGCGGAGGAGTACCAGCAAATTACCGGAATCGAATATGCAGCATAGCGAGCGCCGTAAGGCGTATTTTTTATGCCCTTGGAGTGGTCCAGGGGCTTTTTTATCCGAAGAGAGACAGGGGGAAGAAGGGTGGATTTCAATGTGATGATTACACTCATTGGGGCAATCTGCGCAATTAGCGGCATGTTGCTTGGCTGGATCGGCAGAACCAAGGCATTCAAAGATGAGGTTGCCCAGGAGGCGACAGCGGATGCGTCGCTTCAGACCGATGTGTCTTATATCAAGCGAGGAATCGATGATATCCGGGTAGATCTCCGAATGCAGGGTCAAAGGATGGACGGTCTATCCGAGCGGATCACCCGGGTCGAGGAATCAGCGAAGCAGGCGCATAAGCGGCTGGACCGACTTGAAGAAAAATAAGAGAGGATGATTGTAAATGGCAAATAAATGGATTAAAGCGGCAGGTATCCGGGCAATTAAAACAGCAGCTCAAACGGCTATCGGTGTAATCGGTGCTACTACAGTTTTTAACGAGGTCGATTGGTATGTGGTAGGCGGCACGGTTTTGCTGGCGACTATCACCAGCTTTTTGACCAGTTTGGCAGGATTGCCGGAGGTGTCCAATGAAGAAAGTATGGATTGACCCAGGCCACGGTGGTAAGGATCCGGGAGCATCCGGAAATGGCCTGCAGGAAAAGGATATCGCTCTGACGGTATCCCTTGGCGTCAAGCAACGCTTGGAGGCCGATTACGAGGGCGTGCAGGTGCAGCTCACCCGGTCAACGGATATATTCCTTGAGCTCAAAGAACGGACTGATGCGGCCAACAAAGCCGGTGCGGATCTCCTCGTCTCGATCCACTGCAACGCCGGCGGTGGAGCCGGTGGGTTCGAATCTTTCCGGTACACGTCCGCCTCGGCAGCGTCACGGTCCTTGCAAAATGTTCTACACACTGAAATCATGGCGGCCTTGAAGCCTTTCGGTGTGATCGATCGAGGCCAGAAGGCTGCGAACCTCCACATGTGCCGTGAAAGCAAAATGCCGGCAGTCTTGACTGAGAACCTGTTTATCGATGTGGCAACCGATGCCGCCAAACTTAAGCGCCAGGAAGTCATTGACGCTTTGATCGATGGACACGTAAAAGGGATCGCGAAATATCTGGGGCTTAGAAAAAGGGAAGGGAAACCGATGACCAAAGAAAGAGATATCAACGTTGTCAGCTCGTGGGCTGCATCATCCTGGGAAGAAGCTACAAAGAAAGGGTATTTTGACGGGAGCCGTCCAGGCGCACCAATTACCCGTGAGGAAGCGGCCGTGCTCATCATGCGGATGGAAAAAAAGAAATAAGAACAATACCCTACTGGCGCAGGCTAGTGGGGTTATTTTTTTTATTTACACAGAACATACGTTCGCTTATACTGAGCTAAGAAGAGTTGCTTGACAGCATATGATACTATAAAGAAAGGAGATGATATACCATACGGTAAGGATGGGGCGGTTTGGATTATCAATTAAGCTCAGTTAGAGGGCTGATTACTGATATTTGTTCTGTTCATGATAGCTATTCACGTGACTTTTTAGGTTTTTCCCAAAGCGACATGATAAACCTTAAAAAGAAAGACGTTAATAGTGTTTTTACAAACGAATCCGGGAACGGTAATATCCATGTTCTACAATCAACCTTTTTAAAGCTAATTCAAGAATATCAGGACTCTTTGGGTAGGTTGATAGTGGATCTTGAATACGATTATGAATACCGACATTTTGATTTAAGAATGAGGATCAAACAAAAGGATTCGATTATTAATAAGTTGTTTCATTATAAATATGATAAGCAAGAACAGGGCGGAGTCCCAATAAACAAGTGTTTAAATGACTTACTCGGCTTCAGAATAATGATTGAAGATTTTGATCATACTTGTGAAGAAGTACTTAGTTTTCATGAAGAAATTAATTCAAATACGTATAAGATGTTCTGTTACAATGCCAGTAAAGGTGATTACAAAGCGACACACCTTTACTTTTATGGAGAAAATAAATATTTTCCATGGGAACTACAAATATGGAATCCCTTGAACTCTGAGCAAAACGAATTGTCCCACAAAGAACATAAAAGCAAGCGAAGTTACATAAATTGGCCTCACGAATACAATAATAATTAGTACGGAAGGGGTGAGTATAGAATGGCATTTCACTTTGTGGCTATATTGAGCGATTATACCGAAGGTCGGAGGATAGGTTGGCACTACGCTTCTGAGGATAAACTTGATCGTGATGTAATACGGGAATTTATGGAGGCAGTTGAAGCGTGTGGTCATACTCAACTTGGTATTCATAAATTGTCCACAGATTCTATCAAATGGTCATCTGTTGTAGAAAAAGATTCATTTTTTAAAGATGTTCTAATTACGAAAGATAAAAATGCATTCTTGAAACAAGTAACGGCAGGTAAAGAACTGAATGTACATGATGTTACTAAGTTTATATTGTCAATAATGCCTGTTACTCACCTCAAACTTCAAAAGTTGCTTTATTATGCGTACGCTGAATACTTAATTGAAACAGGGCGAAGGTTGTTTAAGGAGCCAATAGTTGCCTTTAAATATGGCCCTGTTGTTGAAGAAGTCTTTTATAAGCATCGCCATTACGGATCATCTACAATTGATTATAAAGAAGATGAAAAATTTATTCTCTCAACAGGAGCTTCACTACCTGCTTCAGTGGTTCGTGTCGTTACATCTGAGGGAGGGATCTCGGCAACGGATTGCATTATGAACGTTTTGTTTAGATACAGTCATTATAGTGCTACTGATCTTGTGAATAGGACTCATCAGGCCGGAGGTCCTTGGGATCAGGTATACAAAGAGGGAATGAATCGAGTCATTTCTGATGATAGCATCAAAAAATATCACCATTTGGTTGTATAA